AAGCCATCTTCCGTCCGTCGTTTGCTCTTGTGGCTTCGATTGTTGAGCTTGTCCGGTTGCCGCGCTTTGCTTTTGCTCTTCCCCAGGCTTCTGCCCAACCTTCAATCCGTTGGCAACTTCAACATCAATATCGCGACCAAGTTCGTTGATAGCGGTCTTGTCGGATACCCAACCGTTTTGCTTTTGGATCGCGAGAGATTGAGCAAGCTTGTCGGGATCGCGAGGGAGAACGCGAGAAGGAACGACTTCAATAGTCAAACCAAGTTCCATTTCTTCAAACGCAGCGACTCCAATCCGCTTGAATCGTCCACGCTTTGCCGCGTGACGAACAGCCTTCAGGATCATTTCACGCATTCGTTCGGCACGTTGCATCTGTTCAGCAACGCGACCTTGGACGAACGGACCCTCAGCCGTCAAGCTTGATGCGAAGTTTGCGTTCGCATACGAACCGGTCAGCATGCCCTCGGGGAACGCGTGAACGCTACCAGCCAATCGCAACGCCGATTCAAGAACATCGATATAGATTTGCGAATTGTTCGAGCCTAGCAATCCAGACTTGTACTGTTGACCAGCAGGAACATCGAGGCGAGTTCCAGGTCGCATTCGGCGACGACGCTCTGCCAACCCAGTCAAAGGATCAACGCGACCGGTCGGTGCCGCGAACTTCGCGACCAAGTTTTCCGCCCTTGCTTGCGTGCTAGTCGCAGCATGCTCGACGATATAGGCAATCGCCGCTTGTGTTGCCGCACCTTCAGCCGTGTTTGTGAGGACGCGGTCGGCACGCAGTAAATACAAGTGCGGCTTGTAGAAGTCGGAGTATCCACGCTTCGCACGGGACCGCACGTTACGCTTCCAATGCACGCAGCTTGATTCACAAACGTAGTCCCAATCCAGACCGGCAGGATCGCGAACGAAATGATATCCACGCGGTCGCTCTGGAACATTCTTTTTGGTCAGAACGCCGAAGGTCCACGAAGCTTCGTAGCCAATGTTCAACCATTCTTCGAGTTCACCCTTGATCGCGGGCTCGGTCAGTTCGTCCGGCTCGCGAGTTAGCAGCATGCAGTCGCCCTCTTCGTATTCGATATTGGCTAGGAATTCGCCGTCCGAGATTTCGCGAATATAGCTTTCCCGTTCGAGTTCAGAGGACCACTTCGAATTGTCCATGAAGGTCCGAACGAAGGCTTGTAGGGCTTGCTGCACCGGCTTGGATTCGTGCTTGACGGTCCAGTCGAAACCAGTTCCAACCGTGTAATCCAAAAGCCGATTCACCCAGGCTTGAGCCATCGGAACTTTTTCGACTAGCAGCCAACTCATCGCGCGAATCAGCTTTAGATCGGATTCGTTGGTATATACTGGACGATAGCGACCGTCGGACCGGTCGTAGATTTGCGTGAACGCGCCCAATCCATTCGTATTGAAGAACCCAATGGAATCGGTCATAAATTCCGTGACGTCGACGGGCTCGCCCCACGATTCTTGGAATTCGGTATCCGATTTGGCTTGCGTAAGTGCTTCGATAATTTGCATGACTTTCTCCCGCTTCAAGCTTACTGGGTAAGTGCGCAATGAAACTAGATTCAGCCACAGTCTATCAAATTTTTTGGAAAGCTTATTCCGGTCTTCCCAAGACGGAAATCGCACGACAGCTTGGAGTCGCACGAAACACGGTCGCTTGGCATCTTTCCGGTCGATTGATCCCACAGTATCCAGAACGACTTCGGCAGCGCATCCAGTCGCTCGGAACCTTCAAGAGCCGACGCCGAGACATTCCGCCGGGAATGATATCGATAGCGGAGAGTTCCTACTTTTTCCCGACGCGACCAACCGTCAGAACGATCCTAGCGCACTACGGGATGCAAACGAAGATCGTCGGAGGGGTCACATACACGACAGCAACATGGGCTCTTGAGCACGCCCAACAAAGATTTCCCAACCCGCCGTCGGGAATTTGCATGACCATACGAGCAGCAAGAACGGTCTACGGAGAAACGCACGCGACGCGGTCGAAGATCGTTCGACTGTCAGAAATCGATTGCCGGAGAACACCGGCTTCGATTGTTCACGCCGCGACACAGATTATGGAATGGACGCAATGCGAGTTTGTGACGCTCGACGAATTAGACGTCATTCGATTTCGTTGAAAGCCTACACTCCAGAGATTAGCGACCAAGCAACAGGAAATTCGAATCGGTCACGCGCAGGAGTCAGTTCGCGAATCGCAGAAATTTGATCGGGAACCCTGCACCAATGACCGACTTCTGCATCATCGAATACCCACCGAATCAGGAAGATACGGTCGTCGGAGTATTTTCCGAGGATAAGCTTGTCCTTCGGAGCCGTTTCCATCGCGCACCAAGAAGTGCATTGTTGCACCCCAGCAGAATGCCCGACCATCCACGCAGCCGAAACCATGTTCCGAAGAAATTCCTTTGCTTGCTTTTCAAACTGTTTCATGTTTGACTGATAGAGATAGAAAATCGAATCAATGTCGTCACGCAGTTTGTTTTGAAATTCTTCTTCGTTCATCGCATTCACCATTCCAATATGAGCCGCCGAAACAGGACCACCGAAAATCAGCGGTCCTAAACTACTAGCACCACCGAGCTAGTTCACTAGCGTCCAGATCGCAAATTCTTTTTGAAACTTTGCGAAGTCTTCGTGCCTTAGCCCGGAGATATTCAACTGCCACAAAGCTTGGTCGATAACGTCGTCGATATTCGCGTCGCACGCAAAGTCGAGCGTTTCGCCCTTTATAAAGCCGATGCCATACGCCACCACTTGCCAGGAATCTTCAATCCAGAAAACCCGGACTTCGGAAAGCCGATCCCCATTCATTCGCGCTTCGATAACTGTTTGTTTTGATTCCATCGCTTCACCCCTTAGATAAACTTCCAGTTGAAACCAGCAACTTCGTAGTGCTGGACGGTTCGCCACTTGACAGCGTAGGCCCAGTCGTCCGATCCCCTTTCGTAGCCGCAATCTTCCTCGGCCCATTGCTTCGCTTCCTTCAAGATTACTTCCACAGTAACACCGTTGAATTCGAATCCGTCCGCCATCGCCAAGACTTCGTTGAACTTCTTTTCGACATACGCAATGATCATTTTCGTTCCCCTTGTTTGTTTGTGACTTACCTTCCCACCTACCTAAGCCGAAAACGCTTTCGGCCAAGGCGCGACTTTCGAAAACTTTCGAATTATTTTTTTCGCTTTACCAGCGTGTTGCCGTGAGTGAGAACTTCGATATGCGACTGATCTAGCAGATATTCGAGCGATTCCCTGTAAGCATCTGCGCTCTCGCAGACCCAGGTCACGATTGCATTGCCTTGAGATTTATTTTTGAAAGTGATCGTTAGAACCGTGTTCAGAACAGAAACTTTGATTGACGCGTGCATTTTGTTTTCCTTTGCTTTTCCTTGGTGATTTCTTGCCCGTTGATATCTAGGCTTTGATCCCATCGAAACTAGTCGCTAATTCCCGAAAACTTTTTCAGAACATTCCGGACCAAGACCACTTTCGAGGCTTTCGGGAACCGTCAGGGTTCGCCCACACCGGCCACACTTTCCGGCGTGCTGAATCTTGTAGCCCTCAGGAACTTCCGATCCGGACCACACCAAGCCAAGCGACCACTTGAGCACCTTGCACGGTAGCGAATCAGCTTGAAGCTTGCTTTTCGCAGTCGGGAAAACACTTCCGTTTTCGCTTACCACGCCCATATAAACGAAGTCGGCTTCGTTGTTGGGACCAGCTAACAAACCAGCAAACCAGATCGATTTCCCGTTGAATTCCGATTTCTTGATGCGAAACGTATAACGCACGCCCGACGGATTCGAGACGGTAAAAACCGCTTTTCCAGCCAACAAAAATTCTTTTCCAAGCATTTCGACCACCCTTTAGATTCCAGGAAGTTTTGCGGTTTATTGCCCGCCTATAGAACAGGCCCAGAACCCAAAGAACCAAGGCGCAGAAAAAAGATTTTCCGCGTGAAAATTTTCCGAGACTGGCAACGTTGCCACTTTCCACCAGAAGGGGGGTATGTTTCAGACTGGCAACGTTGCCACTTTTAGTCGCGGATTTTGGTTCGACCAGGGAGCAACGCCGCACGCACTTGCATCTTGGAAGTCAGAACGCCGAGCTTGAAAACCTTGTCCTCTAGCGTGTTCGTTGGCAACTGAGCGAAGACCCATCCAGGCATCGGCGTCGCATGCCCCTTTCGCCAGACTGTTTCCAGGTAGTCGATATCCGCCGTCGTGATTTCGCACTTTTCCAGGATCGCAAGATCGACAATCTTTTCCCGAATGAATGAACGATCCATCTTCGTTTGCCTAGATTTGAGTTTCGGTCACTTCGTGGAAACCATGCAACGCGTCGACGCTTTCGCAAAGCAACGCAACCGCCGCTTCCAAAGCATCAGGTCCGTCGTCATGTTTTCCATACGGAAAATCTTTGAGTTGTTGGATCAACAGTTCGTTCGAAGCGGTCCTTCGGAATCGCAAAAGCCGTTGCGAAAACCACTTTCCAAGTCGTTCGATCCGAAGCGTCTTTGCTACCGACTGATTCACCAACACGGGCAAGTCTGGATGATAGCCAACTTCCGCGCACGCTTGCAAATAATCCTCCGCCAACAGGTCTTGCCATGCGTTCGCTTCCATTCCTACGAATGCGGTCCGACGTTCGCGATTCCACCGCACGAAATCAACGAGCATCTTCGGCACAGGTCTTCGGTCAATGCTTGAATCGACCCACAGAAGACCATTCGAAAACCCGACGGACACGATAGCAGAATAGTCGCCGGACTGAGCACGCTTGCCCTTAGAGGGGTCCAAGAACGACGCGGTCAACGGCATCGATTCAGGCCACTCCGAGTCGTCTGCGAAGACGTTCGAAAAGTACGAATCGGGGAAGCTTCCCATCGATGAACCACGCGGGCTTCCTTGGTAGAGCGCGTTCCACCAGTGACCGGCTTGCTTCCGCCTACGTTCCATCGTTTCCGCCGACCAGCGTTCAGGCCAAAGAGCCTCGCCGACAGAACGACCTAGCGGGTCTTTCGTTCCGTTTTCCTCCCGCAAAGCTTGCAAGGTGATCGACCGAACGCGAAGGTCTAATTCATTTCGCTTCGCCAAGATTCGACCGATCAAGTCGTCTTCGTGCCACTGAGTACAAAGGAGAACTATTTTTCCGCCGGGTTCAATTCGAGTCCCAGACGTAGAGACAAACCAGTCCCATTGGTCGTCGCGAATTTTTTGCGAGAACGCGCTTTTTGCGTCCTTCAGGTAGTCATCAATGATCAAAAGATCCGCACCGAAACCGACGATGCTCGTACCAACCCCAGCAGCCAAGCAGCCTCCACCGCTTCCGCCTTCCATCGACCAGTTCCGAACAGAACTATGGTTCGGGTCTACTCCACGCAGTCCCATAATCGGGGCAAGTTCGTGAACCTTGTCCCGCACCCATCGGGAGTGACTAGTCGCCAGCGTTGCCGTGTTCGTGCAGATCATCACGCGTCTATATGGATTTCGCAGCAGATACCACGCAGGTGACCAACGTGCTAGATACTGGCTCTTCCCATGCCGAACCGGACACTTGACGATCAAGCAATCAATGTCCTTCGATTCCAACAGCGAACGGAATTCAAAGTCGATGACAGCTAGATGCTTTGCACGCTTCCATTCGCCATTCGAGAACCGTTCCGCCATCAATAGAGGGGAACGCATAGCCATCGCGTCTTGGATCTTCTGATCTATTTCATTCGGCGTAATCTGTTGCACTTCCGGGGATGACCTTGTTTTCGCGGAAGTCTAGGTCTTTCGGCGTGTCGCCGAGAACCGCCAAGATTTGATTGATCGTGATCGAGGATGATTCGACTTGAACCGGAAGGTCTTTTGGCCGCGTGTTTATTTGATCCATAGCGACCAAGAGACGTTGTGCCATTTGTCTTTCGCGGGTCGGCGTGTTCGGGTCTAGGATTGTTCGAGCGTTTTCGAAAACCATTCGTTCTCGCAATGCATTTGGGATCGGCCACCGTTCGTTGACCGCACGCAGTTCTAGCCTAGCATCGGCAATGCGTTTATACGCGACACCCCTCCCCGCCGCGATAGCTTCAGCTTCACGCCCTTTTGCGAGTTCAGGCCAAAAGAATGATTCTGTTGAGCTTGTCGCTATCTGATCCGGTGACTCAGCAAGTGCCGTCGTTTCCGGTTCAGGTGACTTCTTTTTTCTAGCTCGTTTTGTCATTAAGTTTGATCGCCTTGATTCCGGTCAAAGCTTCGAATCGTTTGATGATAATTTCGCAGTATAGCGGATTTAGCTCCAAACCAAAGCATCTGCGTCCCGTTCGATGCGCCGCGACGATGGAAGTACCGCTTCCAAGGAAAGGATCGTAAACAGCATCGCCCACGCTTCCGTGATTGATCATAGCCCGAGCGAACAACGCAACAGGCTTTTGCGTCGAATGCGGAGTCTTGGCGTCCGACTGCGAAAACCACGCTTGCCAAACCGTCGATTGCTTTCTTCCCCCTACGAATAAAGCCTTGGCCTTTTGTTTTACCGCGTACCATCCGGTCTCGCATTCGCCGTCGGGTTCAATAGTTTGATCGCCACGAACGCCGACCAACGCAGGCTCGTGTTGCCAATGGTAATTACCGCGTCCGACAATCAGCCCAGGCTTCGTCCAGACGATTTGCGAACGTATTTCGAACGCACTTTGCTTTAGCGATTCATACACTATCGGCGAAGACAACGAAGCGGTCCAAACGTAGCAGATAGAACCGGGGAACAGATTCCAGGCTTCGGTCCAATCGGCACGATCATCGTTCAGAACCTCTCCCGTAGAACGGGAACCGCTTTCAGCAAGCCGTTCATTCCGCCAGTTTGCGTCATAGTTCACGCCATACGGAGGATCGGTCACCATGAGCAACGGAGTTTCCGAACCTAGAAGCTTTGACACCGTGGCAACATTCGTCGAATCGCCGCAAGCTATTCGATGCGGCCCAAGTTGCCAGACGTCCCCGAGTTCTACCATGCAGCTTTTCGATTCGCTTGGTTCAGGAACGTCGTCGTCGTTTGTGATCGCATTGACGGTCCCGACAGCGTCCAAGAGTTGTTGTTGCCCGAAGCTTTCCAGGTCCGCCGAATCCCAGGAAATACCAGAGCAGAGTTCTTGGAGTTGCGACGCGTCGACCGTTGCAAGTTCGCTAGTAGAATCCAAGAGAAGCAACGCCTTGCGTTCTTCCTCGGGAGTTAGATCGACGTATTCGACGTCTACCAAAGTCCCGTCGGAGATTCCCAGGGCTTGCATCACCCTTTCGTGACCATCGACGATATGCCCCGTTTGCTTGTTGACGATAACCGACTTGACGAATCCAATCTCGGAAATCGACGCAGCTACCAAGCGACGTTGTTCCTTCGGATGCAGCCGATGATTGAAAGGATTCGCCATCAATTGGTCGGCACGAACGCGCTCATGCCCAACGATCTTGCTTTCCCAGCTTTCCATTATTCCCCAAGCAATTCTTTCAAGTCTTTCAATGCCGAAGCTAGAAGCTTCGCGACGGTCGGAGCACTCACGCCGAGCACGCTCGCCACTTCGCAAAGTGTAGCCGATTCGAAGTATCGCATGCGAATCGCAATCTGTTCACGCTTTGGCAACAGCCCTATCGATTCCATCAACGCTTGAGATTCTTCCGCTTGGATCAACGCGGAAGCAGGATCTACAACACGCGATTCCAGCCTCCCGTCATGCGCCCAAGCATTGTCGCGCTTTGCTGCACGAACATGGGATCGGCTCATATTCTTCGCGATTCTAGCAGCCTTCCATTTCGCATTGCGATACCCTTGCAGAACAGCAATAGCTGTTTCCTGAAGAACATCCTCAACATCGTAATGAGCCGTCACACCATTGACGCCTCGAGAAAGATTCCAGCTTGCTGACCTGCGAACACCCTCTACAACTTCAACTATGTTTTCCATCTTGCACCCATTCTTTGGATTTGTTGAACTTTCCGGATTCAGCCCAGATTTTACACTCGCAAAAGTTCCGACTCAAGATCACTTGCGGAAGGATTCAACGATTGCCATTCCCTCGTCGCCAAGGCTTCGAGCAAGTTCCATCAAGCTTTTATGCTTCGCGAAAAGCCGACGGTATTCCTTTGGATCATCGCAGAAGTCGAAATGCCAGTCGTGGCTCTTGCACTCTGATTCGAGACGGACCAGATCGCGTGAACGCTCAAGCGATTCCATTTGTAACAGATCATACGATTCTTGCATGTTTTTACCCTTGTTGCTGTTTTCAATTCTTGCCTACTACAAAAGGCCCAGGATTCGAAAATCCTAGGCGCAAGTTTTGAAAACTTTTTTCTAGCCTTGCTCGAACTGACCGGAAGCAATCAGAGTTTTCCAGAACTTCCTAGCCGTGACGCGGTCCATTGCACGCCGTGAGCCTTCGTATTCGTCGAAGTGAAACGTTTCAGACACAACCACCGTGTCCCCATCAACCTCAAACAACCAGCCGGTCATTTGTGCCTCATCTTCGTTTTCCAGAAATCGCAGCCAATGTTTTGAGGAAGTGGATTTTTGCGTTGCTTGAGCCATTTTCGATCCTTTGCCTTGCGTGTTCAGGGAGAACTTTTCGCCCCATAGATACACAGGCCCAGGATTTCGGAGAACTAGGCGCGAGATTCCAAAGATTTTTCTTCCGGAGGCAACGCGGAAAACGACAGGCGAATCCCGCCCTGTTTTGGACGCAGCACAACCGTCACGGAAAGAATTTCGAGTTCCTGCCACGAATCGCCGGGGATGATCCCAGCATCGACGACGCCGTCAATGTAGGGCTTGCAGCCTTGCACAATGTTCGCCGCGTCCCGAGGCTTCCGATCCGGAACAAAAATCTTGTACGCAACGCCAACGCGACCGCGAAAGACGTCGCAGCCGCTAGCCCGCTTTGCTTGCAATGCCATTAGGAAAGCAAGTTCCCTCGCGGTCTTGGTAGCAGCCGCTTTGACCCGCCAATGACCCTTGGCGTGAGCATGCAATCGAGAATCAGGCAAGGGAAGGTCAATATCCACGTTTCGACTCCACACGCAGCGAAAAGTATTCTTCCGGAATTCGTTCAGGTCCAGGAAGGATGCGAACGGAATGACTTTGGATGAACGAAAGATCGAACCAGTCTGGGTCGATTTCTTGCTTTAAGGCAAGCAGGTGAGCAACCTCAAGACGAGGACGCACGAACCCAGAGAGTCGTTCGCCGTGACTTACTTTATGACAGATCGAACACAACATCACAACCAAGCGTCGGTCTTCGCGTCGCGGCTTGTTCGCTATATGAGCACGCTCGAGACGCCAAGGACCATAGTAGGTCAGCGGTCGTCGAAAAGCGTTGCATGCCCAGCATGAGAAGAACAGGCTTCGCATCGCCGCATAGTCGGACGCCGGATTGTACCAATCATCGTCCCAAGGTCTTCGAGATTGATTCGAGGATTTGCCTTTCTTTGCCATGCCATCTCCCGAGTATTTCGCTAGCTTTGGTCTTTTCGTTTTGCGATTCGATTAGATCGAGCGCGTCGATCACAGCATCAACGCTCGCGAAGGATTCAAGTTCTCGTAACAGGCTTTCGACTTGGTCCGACGGCACGGAAGATTTTGAGCATCGATCTTCGTTCAACTTCGTCTTGGATCGTTCGAGACGTAAAAAACGAAATAGCTGTTGGAGCTTTACCATATACTTCCTTTGCACGGTCCGGACAGGACGCATAAGCAAGTTCTTCTTCCATAACTTCAGCAGCAACCGAATGCACTCGCAAGCGATGCACGAACACAACGTCTAGTCCTTCGCCGAACACCCGAATGAAACCATCGGGAAACACTTCAACAACGACTTTTTTCCGTCGCTCTTGCTGTTGCTCGGACGTTTCTTCAATCACCTTGTCTCGCATCCACTGATGAAACGAATAACCAAGTTCGGTCCCCAAGATTTCTTTCCAGTATCTACGACCAAACCAACTTAGGAACTTCTTTCCCTTGCTTGTTCCAAGAATCCATTCTGCCAAACCTTTGCGACTATAACTCATTTGTTTAACCAAGGGTAAATGGAACGGACGCTTTTATGCCAGTCTACCGAATCACGCTCAGGTGGAGGATTCTTGAGCGAATGCGTATCCGAAAAGATTCCGTCCTTCGCGCACCTAGCACGCCACAGAGCGACGGCAGAAGATATCGAACGATCAACCTTTCCGCTTCCCCAAAGAACACTGTTCCAGATTTCTTGAGCCGTCTTCGATTTCGATTTCTTCTTGAGCTTGGTAACAACGCCCCGCATTAACTTAAGTTCGCCGGAAATCATTTGTACGGCTCGAACGCTTTGCTTATGCGTATGCCCACATCCAGGACACTTCACACCACGCTGTCGCCAAACCATGCACTTAGGGCAGCAGATGCCTTCAACGTCTTGCGGTTCGCTTGATCGTTGCACCTGCGACATTCTAGCCTTCGCTATTGATTTCGAGGTATCGCCCAAGTTCCAGGTCCGGTCCATGTTCGGCGAACCATGCCTCCAATAGCTTCCTCCGTGACATTGCCAAACCTTGTAGTCGTAGTCGGGGTGATAGCGTTGGATTCGCCCGACGCTTTGCAGATAGGTCGCAATCCCACCAAATACGGTCGCAGCAATTCCATGTTTGATCCACGGCATATCAATAGCTTCGCGGAGAACGAAGCGATTACATACTAGAGCGATTTCCCCGGTCTTGCTCATGCGAAGGATTTCGTTCCGAATTTCTTCCGACGAATCGAACTGTTCGAGATACAGCGAACCACCGATCCCGCGTCTTGGAAGCAGACAGGTCGCGCCGTCGATATGAGCAACAGGAACACCCATCTTCGCCCATTCCTCAGCAAACCACTTCGAGGATTCAACAGAGGGAGCAAACAGCAACGACGGCAATGCATCCTTGTTCAGTTTTCGCCACCACGCATAGGCGTCGCCAAAGATCCTATAGGCACGGTCAGCAAGATCCTTTCCAGCGAATTCGTTTTCTGCGTTTTGCTTCAGACCTGAACAATCCACTTCACTTGGAGAATACACGCGAACGGGAAGGTGAGCCTTGACCGAGCGCATTTCCGAATACGAACCGAAGTCGATTAGGCTTTCATACAGTTCACCACAGTTTACAGGCGTAGCACTCATGCCGAGAACGAACGCGCCGTTGTCGATATGCCCTTTCCAACTAAACCCGTTGGCATTCACGCCTCCGTTGATGATCGCTCGCGCTTTGCTTCCGGTCTGTTGATGCGATTCGTCGAACATAACCAACGTTGGATTCCCCAAGTCCCAATGCGAACGAACGATTGCACGGCTATACACGCTGTCGGTCATGCATATTTGAATCGGCTTCGATTCGTCGACTTCATGCCCCGCCGATTGTATTCCGTGGTCTATTCCAGCATCGGTGAAAACGCGTGACAGTTGTTCACGCAGCATTTGCCGGTGCAAGTAAATCCTTACCTGTCCACCTGCCGCAACTTCTTCAAGCGCGAGTTGCTGCATCACTCTAGACTTGCCAGCACCGCACGGAGCAGCCGCTACAACCGAGCGAACGCCAGCAGCCCTAGCCGCTTGAATCGATTTCTTTGCCCTATCTTGGTGAGGCCAATTTCCGGTCATTTGATTGCCTTCAACTTTTTAGCGATTGCTTCTAGTTCTTTTTTGAACAGGCTTTCGAGAGAAGCGTCCTCAATAGAACGAATGAGCCTTCCAAACGCGGTCTTGATTTTCGTCAAAGATTGCGCATCCTTCGGTTCAACGACTTCCGAATCTTGCTCGCTTTCAGCTTCTTCCGAATCATCTACTGATTCCTCTTCGGACTCGTCTTCGATCACCTGCACATCGATGCCATCATCTATAGGACAAAGGCAGTTCTTGCATGCATTCCCTCCGTCTGTTAGCACCGCGACAAGTTCGCTTTTGCAATCGGGACATACATTCGCCGACGTTTCCGCAACTTCTTGCTTTGGATCGTCCTGCACCTTTTCTTCGAATTCGAAGAACGCAGCCTCGTCCAAAAGTTGCTTGCGAACGTTTGCCACAAACGTATGCGACAACTTCGACAAGTCAGAAATCTTGCGGTCGGAAAGCTTCGGCCAAGTTTCAATTGCTACCCTAGCGGCTTTAGCCTTGTCCGCATTCGACCTTCGAATCCCGTGGGACGCGTTTGCACCGCACGCCTCCTTGACGGCGTCCTCCCATTCGCCTTCCGTGATATCACAAAGGACAGATTGCCTGCTTGCCAGGATCGCACTACGCACTCGACAGAATCCGTCAACGACGTAGAAGATCCCTTTGATCGAGTAGCATTGAACCGGAGGGAAGGTCGCTCCGTTTTTCCATGCGTCGGCGTATTCTTCAATCACTTCTTGAGGAACATTCGCGCGGCATTGAAGCTTCTCCGAAAGGATCAACAGTTCTACAGGAACGGGTCGCGTCTTCGATTTCGACATTCTTTACTCCTTGCTTGCTTCATTCGTTGCACATTCGATAGCTTGCAGCAAGTTATCTTGCTGAGAAGCGGTGATAACGTTGCGACTTCGATAGTACGCAATCTTCTTCGTTGGCTCTGCGATTCCAGAAATCGGACAAATAGAAATCCATCGCTTCAAAAGCATGTAGGTGAACTCAGACCATTGAGCCTTGCTTATTTGATCGGACGCGCCGAAGTTCGCAAGACTTGCCTCCATAGCTGGGAGCTTCGAAAGGTCCGCTTCTTCAATACGCTTTGGGATCGCCGCGATACGCTCAGCAGACAACGGCTCAACTTTCGCTTCCTTTGGCTGTTCAGATCGCTTCGAGGATACCGAGCGTCCCGACGCAGCGTTTCCGTCGTCGTCTTCGTCGATGCACAGCGAAAGCAACGCAGCGACAGCATACCGACGTTGATAGGTGATTGCAGAACCTAAAGCTTGCGGAGTAACCTCGAAGACGTCGTTCCCTTGTTGATCGCGACGAATGACAGTTGCAACGGGTCGCATGCGAGACTTGGAACGTATGAATTCCCCGCTTTTGTGTACCAGCATAGTGACCAACTGGTCATCTTCGCATGGGACTTGGATAACAGACAGACCGTTTTCCGAAAGGATCGGCGTAACGGTCTCTAGAATATCAGCAAGATCCGCGTATCGGCTCTTGAAGTACGGGTTATTGGAACCCTTCAAGACCTTTGGACACTTCGAATGAAACAACGCAAGAGCATTCGAGAGTTCAGTAATTGAACCGCTTGTTTCGATCATGTTTTCCCCTTTTTGGTTAGTGGTCGTCTTCTTAGCACCACAGACCAAGAAAAGAAAAACTATCCATGAATTTTATCGTAAGCGATTGCAACCGAAGCAAGAACCGTTTGCTTCAACAATGCGTGAACGACGACGTCGTATTCACCGGGAAGATCGATCTTCGACAAGTAGTCATCGTACACCTTCGCGACGGCAGCCAGGATATCGTCTTTCGTTGCGTTCGCACCAAATTCCTTCAGCACGCGCAAGACAAGATCGAAGAACCTCGACCCAGCTTCAATGGGTTTCTTTTTGCTTGACGACAGAATGTCGTCGATGCTTGAGTCGAGTTCTTCACGCAGATGCTTTTCGAAGCTTATCATCGTTTTCACCTAGAAAAAAATCGGGTCAGGAAATCCGTAACGATTCCAATCGCCGGATGCCTTGCGGTCGGCGATTTCTTGTAACGCCCATTCTAGCAGGTCTTTTGCTGAATCCAACGACGCTTCGGAGGGTACATATATTTCGCAGCGGAACGGCTCTTTAGTTTCCACCGCGACGAAATACACGCGAGGACGCACGCCACGAATCGACGCGACAAGTTCTCGATACATAACCGCCTGCAATGCCCACTTGTGGTCTACGGCACGGAATTGCATTTCCCTTTCGCCCATAACGGCGCAGGTTTTCAAGTCGACGATTGCATCATCTAGCAGGATATCGAGACGACCGCGAACCGGAGAACATTCATGTTCAGCCGTTATCGTGATTTCGACCAATCCATCTTTTGCACGCGTCAAGAAATCAGTCGCCAATGGATTTCTTGCGATTGCTTCACGAATCTTTTCGACGCGTTCAACATCAGATTGCTTGATTAGAATCTTGTCGCGATTAGCTTCTTGAAATTCTAGCCACGGCTTCCCACGCCTTGCACCGTTCGATGCGAGAACCTCCGGAGGAATGACGACATAAGAACGTTCCCACGCTGGAAGCAATGCGTCGTCGTGTACCGTCGTTCCGAAGTCCATCGACGCGGTCGATTCACGCCGATACCCAAGAACCACTTCCCGAAAATACTGCTCCGGAGAAGCAAGGAACGTCTTGATCGAACTTGCCGAAATCCCATTCCTTGCGTGATATACCTCCGCACCTTCAAACACTACTTGACCACCGACGAACATCACAACCCCCTATTTTGTTGCAACCAATTTACTTCAGAAGCGATAGCCTCCTCGCGCAGATCAAACGGTCCAAGCTTAGGACCACCCGACAGCGAAAGGTCGGCAAACCATTTGCCGTCTTCAGGATCAACGTTCGATGCCCTCTTGATCTTCATCGCACCGACTTGAATCAGGATTGCATTGATTCGGTCGGAGTAAATCGCTCGAACTTCGCCCGAACTTTCCACGATTAAACTTTCCATTCTTTGGCTTTTCCGGTCTCTCTAGTGAAATTCTTTCATCAGCATCGATTGACAGTCGAACGATCCCGTTTTCAGCACTCCGAACATAGATCCGAAGGTCTCGCAGCGGGACACCTTTTGAATCGTAAAGATTGCCAACTATAACCGATTGACCATTTTTTCTATCTACTACCCACATAGCACCGCCGCTTACCTCTTTGCAAAACGATCATCATGAACTAAATACTATTTGTTATCTGGCTTCTACAGCATCCATGGTCAGCATGATTCCGAATTGCCAATTGCAGTATCCCCTCACCCCGTCCACGAATTCTTGGTCTTTCTTGAACGGGTATTTCGGGTTCCGCGAGTCGCTTTCGGCTATCAACTCCATTAGACGATTCGATGCCTTGTATTCGTCAAGAAAAAACTCTGATGACCACTCTCGACCTGGTTGCCCTCCGTCGCAGGAAATCCGACGAACCCGCCAGATAACAATGGGATGCAATGGAGCAACCGATTGGCCGTTTTCTGTAGTCATAGTTTTTCTCCGGTTGCCCATTGATCCCAAGCGTTATGTTGACCGATGCAGGTACTTTTCCCTGAGGCCATAGCTACTCTTGCTGGTCTTGTCTTTGTAGTTGCCTTCGTGGTCGCGATACATTTGCACATCCGGCACGAACGTGTAAACAAATCCTCCATCGCTGTAGTCAACATCTACTACAGTGCCCTCAACA